AGAAGTATCTGATCTGCAAGCAGATGGAAAAGGCCGACTATCCTGATCCTGAGAAGCTCACTGACGATCAGACAGCTTCGTTGCTGAACACGGCTGTAGGTCGTCTGAAGTTCTGCGGAACGAACATGAAAGCTGCGAAAGAGTTCATTGTGAAAGCGAAGAAGCTTGCTGCTGAGAAGAACAAAGCTGCTCCAGTTCTGAACAAGTGACGATCCCCTCGTAGGACTTCGTGTTCTTGACATTCTTTCTCGTATAAAGAACCTTGCTCTTCAGAACTCGTTTTCTGAAGAGTTTGTTTGTCAACTGCCTTGCAATAGGATTTCTCTGCGTCATCACTGCGTTCCTTTCTGAGAACCGATTGGTGATATATTGTCGGATGGAGCTTTTGCTCCACCCTCATTCTGTGTTATTCTCAAGACGATACTCTCGTCTCAGTTGTTCCTGTTCAAGTAGTTCTCGCCGAGTACCCATGCGAGGAAGATGACGAAGATCCCAGCGAAGTACGGACCAGACGCTTCTCCGTGTTGGATTACCCAGGCGAAAAATCCGAAGACGACGAAGATCACTGCTAATCCTATTGCCGTCGACTTAACGAAACGTAAGAACTCGTTCATTCACATTCCTCTCATTGTCTGACGTACACATTCACGTGCACGTGTTCTGAATTCTTCAGCCATTCTCTTCATTGCGTCGTTGGTGAAGCGATTCGTTTCAAAGCATCTTGCCATCTCGTTGTTACGATGAGCATTATCCCATACGACTGTTCTTCCTTCTCGAACCATACGATCGAACCAGTCTCCGAAAGTTTCGACTGAATTCGGATTGGTTTCTTCAGAGACTTGCATGCTTCTGAAAGAAGCGAATTCGTGTTCGGTGACTTCCATTTGAACCATCGGACCACGTTCTTTTCCGCCGAAGAACTTGAATGCGACTGTATCACCTGTAGTAACTGAATTGACTGAAGTTGACATTGGAATTCTCCGTGGTTTGTGTTTGTGAAACTAGAGTAAAACAATCCTACGGAAACGTAAACAAGAAAGTATCAGAAACCGAAATAACTTGTTCTTGACCGAATGAGAGCAACACGGATCGAATGGAGTGTCTGTTCCTTGTAGTGATCGTGCTTTGGCCAGATCTCTTCATAGAGTTCCTGAGCTTGAGCTTCCACAGTCTGTCGTTCGATAGTTCCGATGAGAAACCAGGCGAGTTTGAAGCGTAATCGTTCTAACATGTTGGTTCTTTCCATAGGTCTAGAATTCCGCTGAGTAGCTCGTTGAATAGGATTTCTCCTGCTGCCAGTCGAAGTTTGTGATTGTTGAATGCACGAGTGAGTCCGGACGGATGCGGCAAGCTGACGTATCTCGAACCAGCGAAGCTGCTCCAGACGCAGTATTTGGCTTTCGGAAATCCGAGAGCTCGATGAGTCTGATCTCCAAAGATGACGATCTTGTGTTGATAGATGTCAGTGAGAACTTCTTGCCGTCTTGCGATCGCTCGATCGAGATTCCAATCGAACTCGTTCAGCATGTTCACACGCTTGAATACTCTCATGAACAGTTCAGGATTGCACTTCGCATCGATATCTTCAGAAGCGAGGTACTCGTCGATCATCTTAACGAGTCGGTGACCGGATGATCCTTTCTTGTACGGAGCGAACGCATCGTCCGGATCCGGATTGTTCATTCCGAGGAGGACTGTCGTCATTCGTCTTCTCCGTCAGTCGTCACGTTCTTGCAGTGTTCGCATCGGATCTGATTTCCGATGACGAACTTATCGCCTTTCCGAATGTAGATCTTCACGAAAGATCGGTATCCGCATTTCAAGCATTCTTTCGTCTTGATCGTCATATCAGCGCAACCTCCTGGATTGTAGCCATGAACTTACCTTCTGTGTGAGAGCGAAACACGAGTGAAACTTTGTAGAGTCTCTGCCATCCGACAGGAGTCAAGATGATGTCGACCTGTGAAAAACCGGCATCGAACGATTTTTCTGAAGTTAGAACGACGATCTGGAAATCGTTCGCGTATTTGATCTTCGACCTGAGAAATTCGAGTAGACGTTCAGCGAGATCTCCTCTGAGTTGCTGAAGTCCGTAGGACGATAGAAAAGACGGACGAAAATTCTCAGACATGTGGTGCTCCTTTGAAAATCACTCGTGGCATAGGAAGGAAGAAGCCGAGGTACTCGAACTCCTTTTGAAACAGAATGTAGTATTCCATTCGGATTATGAATTTGTTGATCAGATCAGGATCGAACTGTATCTGTCTCCAGCGATCAGAGAAGTCCTTGAGATACGTCTCGTAGAAATGACTGTCGACAGTAGGATCGCTTATCGTGACGACAGCGTGGACCTTTCGATCGAGTTCGAACACGACTGCTGTCGAATTGCGAATGAGGAGATAGTGATGGCGAAGATCACCTTTGCCAATGCATAGATGCAGCTTTGCATCTTTCTTCCACTTGTTCGGCATCGATCAGAACTCCCAGGTGTAACCAGTTACGATGAACTGATTGCCGGTGAAATCTGTTCCGACAGTATTCGAGTTAAATCGATCTCCGATGTCATCGAGAACACGATCCAAGTCTTTCTTCGGATAGTCAATTCTGCATCGTGTTTCGATACCTTCGAGACGACCGTCGATGAACTTGATGTCATAAACGAGAGTGAAGATTTCGATGTCGTTGATAAAGCGTTTCATTTCGCTTCTCCGTGGTTTGCTTGTTTCGTAATCAAGTCTCGAAGAGAGGTACTTCTCTCAGAGTACTGCATGAAAATCGATTTGAAGATGCCTGGAACGTCTGAACTTTCAGCAGTTTCTTTAAAAACTTCTGTAGATGCTCCGAGTAACATGACGAGATCGAGAAGTTCTTCTTGAGTAAATTCGATTTTCATTGTAGTCTCCGTGGTAGTTTTGTTGTTAGAATCAGAATATCAAACGTTTCGCATCGCGTAAACAAGAAGTTTCGTGCTGTGAACAAAAAGAGAGCCAACTAATCTTTCGACTAGCTGGCTCTAAGTTCAACATCAAGCCAAGGATTGAGAAGGCGACGTTGTTCTCCACGGAGATGGAGCTTGGTTCGACTCGTGACAAGAGTCGGAATTTGATATGACTAACGTATCACATGCAGGCATAGAAGAGAACAGGAATGTTCTCTAGTTTAGTAGTTGATCTTCATCTGTTCTTTTGCAAACTTCGTTGCATTGTCAAGAGTCGAAATGAGATCTTCGAGAGAATTTCCGTGATCATCGATGAAAGACTCAGCCCACTTTCCGAGTGAAGGCGAAAGAAGCTTGAGTTCCGTCAAAACGGACTCGGTCTTGAATTCGTTGATCTGTTCAGGTGTAGACATTTCATTCACTCCGTGGTTTGTGTTTATGAGAAGATCTTAATCTACAGTTTCAAAAACGTAAACAAGATAATGCATCGTCGACTAAAATAAGGTATGGCAGCACCGAGTCCTGATATCAGCGAAGACTTCGAGAGGATCATCGACGATCTCTCGAGAGGCATGAACGCGACAGAAGTTAATCGTCGTCAGAGAGAAGCTATCCGTTACTTCTCTCAGCGCAACAAGGCGAAGTTCGTAGACACCGGACGTCCAGGTATCGAGTTGATGACGAAAGGTCAGAGAGGTGTCAGTGACATCATTCCTGGCACGATTATGACTTACATGTATGACGCAAAGAATGCTGAGACACTCGAGTACTGGGACAGAGCACCACTGATCATCTTTCTCGATGTCCAGAAGAATGGTAACTGGCTCGGTCTGAACCTCCACTACATCGAACCGAGAGTTCGTGCGAAGATCCTCGGACTTCTGATGAAGACTGTCACTGCTAAGAAGCTTCGCCATGACGTAAGGATGCGCATCACGTATCAGATGTGTCAGCAGATTGCTGCATACAAGCCGCTTGGTTTTTGTCTGAAGTCGTACATTCCACAGAGGATCACGACTAAGATAGTCCGTATTCAGCCTCTCGACTGGCAACATGCAATCTTCTTCCCGTCTGATCGCTTCCAGAAGGCTAGCAATCGTAAGGTCTGGTCCGATGCGAAGAAATTCAGATGATCCCCTCAGAGACAGGACTGAGCCTGTCTCCAGAGTTTCAGTAGTAGGTGTTTTCGAGCTTCTTCGCGTAATCGGACTTCTCGAAGACGTATTCCTTTGCAGTAGAAGGAGTATGAAGTCTTCCGTCGCAAGAAGCTTGAGTAACAGACCAAGTCCAAAGATCGAAGTTAAGAGCCATTGACCGGCACTCGAAGCATTTGAGAGACTTCTGCTTCTCTTTGATCTGAGCTATAAGTCGGTTTGCATCGTGAATGGATTCGAACTTTCCAGAGAAGACTACTGATTCGAACATGTCTTCCATCGGAGGACGGTATAGCATCTTTACTTCGTATTTTCCGATGAACTTTCCATAACCGATTTTGTTGATTTCGATAAGTTCTCTCATTTCAAAGTCTCCGTGGTTTTGTTTATGAAACTAGAGTATTCCAAAACTTAAGAAACGTAAACAAGATAATGCATCGTCATGTAAAATAGTCATACGAACAAAGAAGGAAGACTGTTTTGCTTGACGACATGATGCAGCTACTGATGTCCTCCGGAGGCTTCTCTCGCACGAACAACTTCCGTGTCGATATCACGTTGCCGCAAGCTCTGAGTGACTTCAGTGACCAGCTAGACATGATCAATCTGTCGTGTTCTGCCATGGCTATTCCTGGGATCTCTCTCGACACGATCTCTGCTGCTAACGGTCCTTCTATCCAGCCTGAGATGGCTCATTCGTCCAGGCAGCAGGAAATCGATCTGCTGTTCTACGTCAGCAAGAGCTTCGTCGAACGTCAATTGTTTGCTGCTTGGAAGAATACAGCTGTCGATGATCTGACTCAAGCAGTCGGATACTATGACGATTACGTAGGCGAAATTAACTTGTATCCGATGAAACGAGGTCAGTACGGCTTCGATGACAACGTCCTCATCGGGTGCAGACTCGTCCAAGCCTATCCGAAATTCATCGGATCGATCCAATACGCATACGAAGCAGACAATCAGATCGCAGTTCTTCCTGTGACGATGTGCTTCAAATACCATGAGCTTTTCTAAAGCATTGAAGATCGCAGTTCGCTTGATCGATTTCACGATCACTGTTCTGAACTGGATCTACGAAAAGAAACCGAAGGATACCAAATGAGTCTTCCGAAGATCCAATCGAGCTCCAAGATCTCTACGATCGGCAGCAAGAAGCTGAAGATCCGCGCGTACACAGGCAAAGAAGAAAAAGCCATCCTCATGGCTAAGATGCAGAAAGATCCGCAGGCTCTGATCCAGACGATCATTGATGTTCTCAGCACGTGCTGTGATCATGACGTATCGACTCTGACTCAAGGCGAATTCGAACGTCTGTTCATCGACATCAGGAGCATCTCCGTTTCTGACATGTTCGAACCGAACCTCGCTTGTCAGCACTGCAAAGAGTCGACACCTGTTAAAATTCCTGCTCGGAGTCTGAAGGATCCTGAGACGTTCGTTTCTGAACTTGTTCTCGAGGTCGGCAAGGACGCAGCTGGTGCATCGATCTTCGTCAAGTTGAAGACTCCTACGATCGGTGATCTCACTCGTTTCTCGAAAGACGAAGAGTCTGACATGAGGATCATCCATGCTTCGACTTCGAGCGTGTACACCTCCACTGGAGAAACGTTCGAGTTCGAATACGAAGAGTTCAGAGACTGGTTCGAGAGCCTCACTGGCGTCTACATGCAGGCAGTCCTCTTCGTGAAGGACTCTCCGTCGGTTACGTACAGTAAGACATTCAAGTGCATCCACTGCAAGAAAGATACCGAGTTCAAGATCGAAGGACTCCAAAGTTTTTTAGCTTAGCACTCTCCCACGCTAATCTGGTCACTCATATGAAGTCGATCTTGTCGATGAAACTAGTTCCGAACATGAGTTGGTCAGTGGGTGAGTTAGAAGACTTGACTCCGTTCGAAAAAGACGCATACATGTTGATGACACAAGATCATCTGAAGAAGCTAGCAGAGAAGCAACAAAATGGACAAAGATGATAAGAAGTTTTCGAAAGAAGCTTTCCTGAAGTACCAGAACTCGAAGTTCCGTAATCGTCGTCGGCTCGCTATGGGTACCGCTATCGCTTACTTCGGAATGGCATTCTATATGCTGTTCAAGATCGCTCCTGAAAACTTCGATCACTACGATGCGTTCTTTCTCCAGATCTCTCTGGTTTCCGGAACGGTGATCACTGCGTACTTCGGCGGTTCGAGTTACGAAGAAGTAGGAATCGATCGAAGTTCTCTAGTCGACGAGTTCTCGAAGCTCAACGAGCATCAGGAGAACATGAGAAATAGACGACAGGCAAATCAACCAGATGCTCCGCCTGATCCTGGTAAAGACGATAACGAGGTAGGCTGACATGGCACTTCCGCAGGTTGATCCGATCGAGTCCAAGCTTACTGACGTCATGAAAGATGTCTTCGATCGTACGACTAACATCATCACTCAGAACTTCATGAGGATCAGCGACTCGATCACTGATTCTCTGAGTCGTGGCATCAAGCAGATCACCGGATACCGAGTCCTGGATCTGTCTGATCTTCTCACGTTCAGCTTCTCGAATACGATCTTCGACAAGATCAGTAACAAGTTTTCTTCTTTATTCGGGCGCGGAGAATCGAGTACTAAGCTCGAAGAACTCGTCGCTGACCAGACTGACCAGACTGTGGAACAGCTTCTGGACCTCAACAAGAGCTTCACCAAGTTCATCAAGAACCAGGAATGGGACCAGGAGAAAGACG